ACAATACAATCTCCTGGAGTAGAAATCAAAGAAGTAGATCTTTCTTTACGACCTGAATTACCAACCGGTACAACCGTGTTTATACCCGGTTTTGCGAACCAAGGACCCACCGATGAGATCCTGACGCTGAGTAGCTTGAGTGAATTTGAAACGGTATACGGTCTTCCACAGAACGCCGCGGAACGTTACATGTATCACTCTGTTAAAGCAGTGTTTCAGAGTTCCGCAAATGTAACAGTTAGTAGGTTACCTTATGGATTAGGAGCCGGTACTACTGTTGCTGATAAATACAGCTTGCTGGTTTATCCTGTGATCCCGAGACCATTGATGGTTGATGCATTAGGAGGAGAGTTAAAACTCAACACTGTTGCTGAAGATACAAGGTTAATAGCATGGCACCCTAAATCAGTTGACGCTGTTGATGAATCTGGAGATTACGTTTTAGCCCAGTCAGCATCAGCAGTAGTTTCTGAAGGTGGTAGTGTTGCAACTTTAAATTCAAAAGGAACATTTGGTAATGAATATTTCTTAAAAATAAATATAGGAGCTTTAGACAATAGTAGAGAATTTGCTAACGGTACTGATTTTATAATCAACACAACAGCATCTAAATTAAATGGCTCCGAGATAACAACAATCTTAAATAGCGAATTTTCTTCCCGATTGACAGCTATTGGTGGTTTTGATGATATAAAAGGTGAATTCACAGGCGAAGTGACTGATGCAACCACATCAGGACTTTCAGCTGTTGAGATCAAAACATTACAAGCCGGTCAGTTAGCGGAATTTACAATTACTGGAGAAACCGGTGAACGTGCTAGTTTTAATGATCTGTTAGACAGCCAAGACGCAGCATCAACAGTACAAATCGAATCTGTTGTTTATGGAACCCAAGGAAATGTAAGTCTACAGGGATCTGACGGAGCTGCTGCTACCTTCTCTGGAACACTTATTGCCTCCTCCGGTACACAAGAAGTGACAATCACAGCAAATGATGTCGGTACAGCAGGTAATAAATCTGTAATAACAAATGGTACAGACAATCTTGAAACACTGTTTGGTGCCGGTTATACAATATCTGTAGCCAATTTTACAGCACCTGCAGGTCAAACAATTGCAGTCGCTGGTGGTGAAAACATACCAACTGTACAACAAGTAGCTGACGCGGCTGAAATTGATCTTTCAGTTGGTGTTGGTGGTACTTTGCCGATGGATTCTGGTAAAACAATCACATTAGAAGGTGGTGTTGATGCTAGAAATGTAACACAGTTAGTACAAGAAGCGAATGGCACTGCATTAGTTGGTGATCATACAGCTGAGGTAATACAAGGTGGTGACGTTGTATTGCAACCAGCATTTAGCATAACCATACAAGGTGAAGATGCTGAGGATACGATAACATCAAGCATTGAGCGAGTATTCGCTGGTGGAGTTGATGCAGGATTGAGTCCTAAAGTTGTACCATTAGGTGAATGGAAATTCGGTGACACAAACCCCGGTGGTTATGTAGCAACGACATTGAAAGACGCAGTAGATAGCCTCTTAGCCGGCATGGGTGATGAACATGCAACTATTGGTAAAGCTCGCGCTGGTTGGTATTATGATACAGCTGGTGTACATACACTAATTTCTGCTGCTCAAAAAGAAGAAGCACGTCAATTACACCAAGCATGTGTAGATGCAGGTAACACTGATTGTGAGATGGATCAATTTATCAAGCAAGTTATTGAAGATGATGGTGGATCTTTCAATCTACCATTGAGCGCATATGCTGCTAACGATAAGTTTTGGATGGAAGAAGTACCTGGAGATCCATTGTCAGTACCAGCTAGAGATGCTTATGAAGTCGCTGAGGTTGCATCATTGGTATCTGCAGCAGTAAACGGTGCGGGATGGGATCTAGCAGCTAGTGATCGGTATTACATCGGCGAACCAAGTGCAATTGAACTCGATAACAACCAATTTCAAAAAACCATCAAGGGTGAAATTAAATTGAAAGAAACTGAAGCTGGTAAATACAGTAATCAAAAGTTTACAACCTATCAAGATCTAATTGATCGTGGCGGAGCCGGGTTAATGATTGTGAATGATAAAAAATTCGTTGTAAATGAAAAGTTTGAAGGCTATTATATTGGACTTGTCGACAACACATCATTAAATCCAGCTAGTGATTTTGATGCAGTTGGTAAGCTCAAATCGTTGAGTAAGAAACTAGGAGGAACTACTGGTGGATATGTAGATGTACCTGACGTTAATGACGGTGTCAAGAGCCGGTTAACATTCTCTCTCAGCGCTGGATTCATTTTTGATGAATATGGTAACAAACAACAAGTCGGGTTAGATGGTAGCATGAGTGAAGTGTTGGAGAATTTAAGTGAATTTGACTTAAACACTGAAGAATTTTCAGATATCTTATCACTTGCAGTGTTTAAAGTTCGACAATCAACACTTGAACCAGATACAACAAAACTAGATTATCTCGTGGCGGATAGTGTCATAGGATCAGTTAACTACTTTAGAGAGAAATTCTTAAGCTCTGGCGGAACATCAGTATCATACTTCATAGAGAGTGAAGCTGAGAATAGCAATAATTTGTATCTTAAGATGAATGAAGGTATGTCAAAATCAGCTGGTAATTGGCTTGACGAAAACGGATTCCCAACAAGAAAGATCCGGATCTTACCTGCGAATGACATGAGATATTATGATGAGTTAACACCTCTCGAGAAGGCTGAGACCACACAAGAAGTTAATGATTTTAAAGTTTCACAACGTTTCTTGAACAGATCAGAAGAGAGACAAGACAGATTGTACATTAAATCCTGGCAGGACCTGCAACGCGACGCTTTAGCACAGGTAAAACATGCTAATAACGTATATCCACATGGTGTTTATCGTCAGCAACTAGCAGAAGCCAAGCAAACTGGTAATATACCAGCTAAACTTGATCGTATATTTGAATTGGCTGACAATTTTGATTTGTTCCCGATTGACATAACTTGCGAGGCTGGTCTAGGTACAGTATATGTAGGCACAAAGGGTGGTACACAAGATTGGTTTGATGATGAAGAGTATTTCGACATTGGTGACCATGTTGTTAGTAGCACCGGTTTGAGCGGTAGTGGATTATATAACACTAAGATCATGGATGATCTCGAGAGAAGTGAACTTGGTTACACAAGGGATTATGATGCAGTGTTCGATTCATTCAGAAGTTTCAGTCAATATGCAAGAAAAGACAACATCTTTTTAGCTGATCCACTAAGATACATATTCGTACAAGGTAGAAACAGTCGTATTTTAACAAGTAAGAACAGAGAGGCTGGAGTTACTTTCTCACAACACATCTATTGGCCAATGAGGCACATGATGACTGGTGGGAATAAAAACAGTAGTTATTGCGCAACATACGGTAACTGGGCATTTACTCAGGACAAAGCACTTAACAGAGGTGTCTGGGTACCAACTAGTGGATATGTAGCACAAGCAATGGCTAATACAGATTCAAACTTCGCACCATGGGTGGCACCAGCTGGTTTCACCAAAGGTATTTTATCCGGATTGCAAGATCTTGCCTATTATCCAAAGCAAAAAGAGCGTGACCAGTTATACAAGCTTGGTATCAACCCCATCACACAGTTTCCGAATGAAGGATTCGCGATTTTTGGGCAAAAGACCATGCAACAGAAGCCAAGTGCGTTCGACAGGATTAATGTCCGCCGGATGTTCTTGTACTTACAGAAAGCAGTAATGAATTCTGTCAAGTACTTTGTATTTGAACCAAACACACTATTCACTAGAACACAATTAGTGAACGTGATTAGGCCAATATTCGAAGAGGTAAAGAATACACAAGGATTGTATGATTACCTGATAGTATGTGATGACCGTAACAACAGTTCGGATGTTATAGATAATAACGAACTGGTAGTTGACATATATATTAAGCCCACTAGAGCAGCTGAGTTTATATTAGTTAACTTTTATGCAACAAGAACCGGTCAAGACTTCAGCGAATTGGTCGCCTAAGACTAAATAATTATAGCTATGCCTGACGTAAGACAAACAATATCCGATTTCTACAGAGTCGCTCAAGAAAGAGATTTCAGCCGCGATTTCCAGTTTAGAGTACTTAATATCCAAAATGACGACGGTAGTGTCGCAATTACAGAAGATGATCTAGTATACGCCAAGGGTGGTAGTATACCTGGTCGTACGATTAGTGTAACTGATGTACCGTATATGGGACTAAACTTTAAAGTCCCTGGAGGAGCAACATACACCGGTGAGTATAGTCTCACGTTCTATAGTGACAGGGTTGATAATTTGAGAAATCTGTTATTAAACTGGACTCGCGATACATTTGATGATGCGACAAGCACCGGTAATTATTATATTGCTCGAGAAACATCAGTCGTTGATTTAGTACAACTAGATACACAATTGAATCGTGTAGCTCAATTTACACTTGTAGGTGCCTTTCCTACTAGTGTGGGTGATGTTGAGTATAATCCTGCTGGTTCAGGAGCTCCTGTTGAATTCCAAGTAACAATGGGATATCACTACATCCGTAGTCAAAAATTTCAATAAGTTACAGCTTATAAGTTTTTAC